CTGCTGCACCAATTAAGGCACTATATATCTCAGGCATTTGCGTTAATAGGTAATTATGTATAGTATGACTAATAAATCGTTGTTATGGCTGACAAATTAGTAGAAAAAAATAAACAACTAGAAGATGACAAACCTGATTATCAGGAAAAAATTACTTTTTTAGTTTCTACTTTTGCACAAGCATTTATTTTAGTCTGGTGTTTATTAGTTTTATCTCTTGGATATGTAAAGCTTCCTAATAAATTATTTGGTGTAGACATACCAGATCAACCTCGTGTGGATTCGACTTTCGCAGCAGGGCTTCTTGGTAGTATTTTGGGTGGACTAGGTATAAGTGTTAATGCAGCACAAGGAGCAAAAAAGAAAAAGAAAGAAAATGAAAACGGTGTGATTGGTGACTCTGGTGGTGGCACTCAAACCATTATAATTCGTCAACCAATCGAGCTTATAACGTCAAAACCAGACGTTGTTAAAGTTGATTCTACTAAACCAAAAACATGAAAAAACTATTAACACTACTGTTACTGTTTAGCCCTTCAGTTGCATTAGCCGACATAAATCATTCAATCCAAAATGTTGTTTCCGTTTCTACATTAGGGGCAAGTTCAACAGCTAGTCGTATTGGTACTACGTTTTCTGCATCGGGTACAAATGTCACCCCAACTGCAAACGAAACAGCAAATGCCATTGGCACTTTAGATTTGACAGATGCACAAATCACAAATGGTGTTCCTACTATTGACTCTACAACTACTTACGCAGTTACCACCGCAGGGGATGCATGGTCTGTACAAGAAAGTTTTATACAAGGCGATTCTATACCTACTGCAAACACTACAGTTACCAATGGTGCTGTACCTGCATTGCCAATATTTGGAGATACGACAACTTTTGCAGGTGGAAATATAGGCACTACAGCTATGACTATGGATAGTGGTGGAGCAATGACAGTTAATTTATCTGCTACTGGAGCAGGTGTTACGGCACAAATGTCTAACACAATTAAGTTAGAAATTGATTAATGAAATGGTTAATAGTTTTTTTATTTGCAACACCTAGTGTATATGCAGGGGGAATTACTCCATCGTTTTCTACAGGCCAAATGGAAAGTAGCAGTTCTAGTAAAACTATTGTGGTGGAGACAATTGTTACTGAAAATTATCGTACTGGGTATAGCTATTCGCTCCAAGGCCACAACATACAAGTTAAGGATGGCACAGTTATATCACCAGACGCTACATATACAAACACGCAAACAGTTAATGGGGTTTCGTTTCAATGGGTAACTCCAAATTTAACTACCAAACCTCAATGGGAAATTCAAAATCCTCAAGAGTCATTCAGCATAACGGAAAATTTTCTTGCACCTGGTTTGGACGCAACAAGTACAATACAACGCACTATAACAACAGAAAGTCAGAGTACAAGTTTATCAATTTTTTCAAATTAAGTTTACTGCTTTTATTATATATCCCCAAAACCCTTGCTAATACTGTAAGTAGCCCTAGTGCATCCAGTTCTGGAACGGTTATAAACAATGGCTACCAAACAATTAATGGAGGTTTTCCAACAATGATTTATGGCGGTCAGGTGCAATGCCAACAACCAACACTAGCCTTTACACCGTTTGTAACTAAAGGAGAAAACTATGCATCACCAACTATTAATACAACTAAAACAAATATTTATGACTTATCAGAAGATGCGTCAGGTAACTTAGTAAATCCAGGAAAAATTTTATATCAAAGTGAACAACCAAGAATAGATCAATCAACTCATAATTTTAATTATGGATTCACTTTATCTTTACAAATACCATTGGGTCGTGGTACAGATCTTTGCATGAAGGCAGCCGAAAATCAAATAAAAGGACAAGAGTTTGTATTAGCTCGCCAGAAATTAGAAGCAAATTTGGCAAGGATGAAGGTATGTGCCGAGCAATTTAAACTTGGAGTCAAGTTGGTAGGTGAGGATGCAGTTGCTTGTAAGAATGTTGTTATAACAACTATTCCCAATCAAGTTGTGCCACATACACACGAATTAAAAACTAAGTAGATTTATTTTTAGATTTTTTTAGACGTTTAAAAAGTTGCTTCGTAAGGGGTTTTATAGCATTTAAAAGGAGAGGAGTAGCCGAAGCGATACTAGCAACAAAAAAAGTAGACACAGCCACGCTAGGCGAAGGTATGTACTGGTCGATGAATTTAACTCTTTCATAAACAGTAGTGCAATCTCCGTTGCTCTCTCTAATATAATCTTTAATTCGTTCTAATCTTTTATCGTTAACAAATGACCCTATTCTTAACGCATCTTCTGGAGGGCAGGGTTTATATTCTACTTTGTTTTCTTCCTTTGGTTTAGGATTTACTACGTTTGTGTCCTGTGTGGGTTTAGGAGCGGTGTTAACTTGTGTTGGTTCTGTATATATTACTTGTGCAGGGTCGTACCTCATAGGGGTATATGAAGGCATCTCACCGTTAGGGCAAACAGTATATGTGCCACGCTTGTCAGAAATAAGCAAAGATGGGTTGCGTGTAGTTTGTAAATCTCTGTGATATAAATAACAACCTGGTAATTTTCCTTCTAGTTTTGGCTTTGTAAAATATGGTGTATCTGGTATATCAATAGTTGGAAGAGTTATCTCAGGCAGTTTTATGTCAGGCACTTATGGAATTAGTTTGGATTTTGATGGTATTGGTAAAGATGGACCTGTTACATCTGGCAATGATTTACCAAGTACATCAGGCATAAGTCCTTGCACTTCACCTAATACTTTGTCCATAATTTTTTTTTGAAATTGTGGTGACTGTACATACTTGTATGTAAAAAAACCACCGCCTAATATTCCCAAAGTAAGGATTGTAGATACGATAGTTAAAGCATCAAGAATTTTTCGCATGGTCAAATTGTTAATAGTAAAAACACTTGCATTTTCTAGTGTTCTTTGTTTGTTATTAATTTTAACCTTGTCTCCTCTATATGTCATTACTGGTTTAATGACAAGGCAACTAAACGAAAAAGTTAAGTAGCTTCTAATGCTGCAACTTTTGTTTCCAATGTTTCTATTTTAGCAATAGCTTCTTGTAATGCTGCAGTAAGTAAAGGTACAAGTTTACTATGATCTATTCCTTGATATACAGGTTTGTTATCAGAATCAACCTCATCTTTAGTTCCTGTAATAGCTTCTGGTACTACTGGTGTTACCTCATGTGCTAAAAAACCATCAACTGTTGTATCTTTATCAACTTTAAAATTAAATCTTGATGGTTTTAAAGTTTTAATTCTTGTAATAGCATCAGATATTGCAACAACATTTTCTTTTAAACGATAATCTGAAGTTTGATTAAATCCAGTACCATATACAGTTACGTTAATAGATCCTACCCTTGAACCACTTCGATAAAACTCTGCAACAGTATCATTATTATTACGACCAACATATAATCTTCCACCTACGCTTGATTCTTCAAGTGATATTCCTTTAGCTGCCATATTACTTGCATGGCCGACTGATCTAAAAGTTGTGTTTGTTATAAGAAAACGTTCTGATCCAGCAGTATAAAACTTCATATGATCGTCACTATGTCGATATCGTAGACTACCTCTAAAATTTGCATCATTATCATTAAATGCAATTATTCCTTGATTAGTAGTACCATCAGTAGTTAATCCAAAAGTACAATGATCTCCAGATGGACCTTTGATTCCAAATATTTCACTTGTGTCTATGGTTGAAGTTCTACCAATTAACAAATCACCATCAGAATTTATAATTACGTTTGACTCACCATTTAAAGTAGTTCCACTACCACCAGTAATAACTCTGTTATCTGCGTTGTTGTTTATTGTTGTACCAGCAGGGATGCTTACTGTTTCAAAGCTAGGATCTGCTCCATTGTTTGCTCGTAAAAATTTGCCATCATTATTAGCATCACCATGAGGTAGTTTGGCTAGTGTTACTGCTTGATCTACTATATGTTCTGTTGCAATTTGTGAGTCAGCTATCTTAGAACCAACCACGCAATCAGCACTTAGGGCAGCCGAGTCTACAGAATTGTCTGCCAATTCACTAGCTTCTATTTGGTTTGCAGGGATTTTTGCTTTTGTTATAGCGTCATCTTTAACGCCATCAGTAGAAATTTTAGTTAGTGCCATTAGTCAGCCTCCTCTGCTGTATTTCCTTTTGCTACCCACTCAAGGTATTCTTGATAGTCGGTGTTTGCTTCGTCAAATGGGATCGAACTAATAGTTCCATTATCTGTTGTGCGTTGTACTGCTTTTTGTACAACACCTTTAGTATCTGGATAAAATTTGTATTTAGTTGCCATAATTAAAGCTCCGAAGAAAATTGTAAAAAACCATTGTCAGCTTGAAATTGCATGGCTCCAGCATATCCAGCAGTTCCTCCACTTGTCTGATTGCAACTTAGTGCCATACTAGTAGGTAAACCAGTACCCCAAATAACTAAATTATTTAAATTCTTACTACCACTATCAGCAGCACCAACTGCTCTAAAAGCTGTTGAACTTCCTGTAAAACTTGGAGTGGCTCTCATAGTAACAGGAAATTTAATTAATATAAAAAATTCAGAAGAACCGAAAAAACCTGACGGTATTCCAGCAATTTCATTGTTACTACCATCTATTTGATAAAAATACCTCTGACATAAAGCAAGCTCCTGACCAAATGACCTATGCTCAAAATCTGTTGCCACGCTGCCCTCTTCAACCTGACAGCCCGTAATTTGTAAGGTTGCACCA